AGCATACGACTTACGAGAAGGCGAGGGCTCAGGAAAGGCTGTTGAATGCGGTGAAGCACGGCTGGAAGCCAACGGGGAAGAAGCGCAAGTAAGGAAGGAATGGAAAAGAAGGCTTGGCTTTGAGCAAGGTAGAAGTCGAAATTAACGGCATGAAGTTTACGCCTATGGGCGGTAGCCCCTACAAGTTCGACTACTGTAGGATCTATCAGGACGTTGTATCGAAGCGGCACGATGAGCGGCAAGCGTACCGGAGCTTGATTTTGAACGATCTGTTTTTCATCACCTACTTCGTCATGCGTATTCCCGTTGCGAACCATCCTTTCTGGGTACAGGCTTGCCGGGAGGTAGAGGACGGGCCGAAGGACTACACTCTGGATGTGTGGGCAAGGGAGCATGGGAAGAGCAGCATTATTACGATTGCGGAGACAATTCAGTATTTGCTGGCTAATCCAGACATGACTTGCGGGATCTTCTCGTATGTGCGTCCCGTGGCGAAGAAGTTCCTGTTTTCCGTGAAAGAAACCCTTCAGAACGAGAAGATCCTGCATTATTGCTTCCCGGATGTTCTGTACGAGAACCACAAAGACGCTCCCCTTTGGAGTCTTGACGAAGGCTTGATTCTGAAAAGGCAGACCAAGCGCAAGGAGCCATCTATATCTGCTTGGGGGTTGGTGGAGGGGATGCCTACGGGGATGCACTTTGAAAGACGGATCTACGATGACATTGTTACGGAGGACATTGCGGAATCTGTCGATATGATGGAGAAGGTCAAGAACAAGTTTGACTCTTCGCAGAATATCGGCACGGACCAAGGGCATCACCGTGTTATCGGGACGTACTACCACCACAACGATCCCTTGACGTATGTTCGTGGCAAGAGGGACTTCGATGACAAGCCGAAGTATTACTACCGTTTCAAACCGGCAACGGCAGATGGTACGGCTACCGGCGTACCGGTATTTTTGAGCCAAGGACGGTTGGATGACTTGCGTTTGACACGCTCATTTAACTGCCAGCAGCTCTTAGACCCCTCTCCCGTTGCCGATGCCTCTTTGCATCCCGATTACATGACCAAGGTAGAGAAGAAGCTGATTCCGAAAGAGCTTGTTCGGATGCTTCTTGTCGATCAAGCCGGGGACTACGAGACAAACATCCACCAGCGCAAGGCCGATTCTTGGGCTGTCGGTGTTATCGGTGTAGAGCCGGTATCCGATGAGATAGGTCAAAGCAACATATACATCGAAGATTTGTGGATTTCGCCAGCCAACGAATCAGAAGCGATAGAGCAAATCGTCCGAATGTACCTGAAGGCTAGGATGATACACCGGCTAGGGGTAGAGAAAGTAGGGATTTCTACAACGCACAACCAGATTCAAAGAGCGTTGCGAGCTTATGGACGATATATCAGTTTCGATAGGGGCGGGAACGGAATTTTACTAAGACCGGCGGGACGCAACAAACGCAAATTCATCGAAAGCAGCATATCGTGGCCCTTGAACAACGGAAAGATATTCTACTCAGATGCCGTTCCCCCCCCGTATTTGGACCGGCTCAAGATGGAGATGCGGAATTTCCCGGCTTGGCACGATGACGGGCTGAATATGCTGTCTTACGTCTACGATGTCATCAAAGACGAGTTTTTCCCAGCTGCGGAAGATATTGCGGAGCAGAACCGGCGCAAGCGATACGAAGAGAAGCCCGTACAACGGGGCTGGATGGCGATGTAATGGCAATCGTGTATATTTGGCAATCTTCTGATTGGCCCAGAGTAGAATTTTGGGTTTATACAGGGGGCGATCCGTGCCTGACGATCTGACAAAAGAATCCCCGAAAGACATGGAGCTTCCCGTTTCCAAGTACCAGAAGTGGTACAAGGAGTGGGAACAGTCCTCTTCAGAGTGGATTAAGGAAGCGGAAGAGGACTGCAAATTCTATCACGGTGGGAAGGGCCAATGGACAGAGAAAGACGTTAGCACTCTGGAGGCTGAAGGCAGACCGGTACTCTCCATAAACCGGATCAAGCCCACCATCGACTTACAGAAGGGGATCGAAATCCGTTCCCGCACGGATATAGAGGCAAAGCCGAAGAAAGAGCAGTTTTCTCAGACCGCTGTTGCTATAACGGCAGGGTTTAAGTACATCGAAGATCAGAATTTAGTCGATCAGTCCATCTCCAACGTCTTTTTCGATGGGCTCAAGGCGGGAATCGGCTGGATAGAGATATGCGAAAACGATGATCCAACGGAAGAGGAAATCCAAGTCCGTCATATTCCGTGGAAAGAGGTTGGTTACGACCCTCACGCACGGGATTTTTTGCTGGACGATGCCCGATACATCTTCAAAGAGCGTTGGATCGACTACGATGTGGCGAAACAGCTTTGGCCTAAAAAGGCCGAAGAGCTGATGATGGAGAGTAAAGACACAACGCAAGGCCAGCCGTATGTCGAAGTACCGGCGAATGAGCGGTACGGAGCCGATAGGACCGGTTGGAACGACACGGCACGGCAGAGAATCAAGCTTGTGCAGATGTTTTTCAAGAAACCGGAGATGACCGGCTTCCTAAAGATGCGGGATGGAGAGGTTGTCGAAATAAACCCGGAAGAGATACGAAGAAATCCAGCGATTATTGCGAATCCCAGCATTCTGAAGATTTTGCAGCGTCCGGTTCTTCGTGTTTACGAGGTTATTTTCTCCGGGGAAACTATTTTGGAGCCAGAAAGAAGGTCGAGATACGCTCACAACCGGTATCCTCTGATTCCGTTCATCTGCTACATGGACGAAGAAGGGAAGCCATACGGCTTAATTCGCAACATGAAGGATCCCCAGCGGGAAATCAACAAGAACCGGAGCCAGTATTCTCATATTATCACGACCCGTAGGGTTTTCTGGGAAAGCGGGGCTTTCAAAAATGCTCTGGAAGCCAAACGGGAGATTGCCCGTCCCGATGCGTGGATCGAATTGAATCCGGGGGTCATGCAAAACAAGAGATTTGAGTTTCAACAGGACGTACAGGTAGCTGCGGAGCATTTCAAGATCATGCAGGAAGCAAAGCAGGAGCTTCAGGAAGTATCTGGTGCGGTGGAAGAACAGATGGGGCAGCAGACCAACGCCAGAACCGGAGTTGCCATTGAAGCACGGCAGCGTCAGGGAGCAACAGTTAATACGGAGCCGTTTGACAACCTTCGGATTACGAAGATGCGCCTTGGGGAAATGATGCTGTCGATGATGAAGCAATACTGGAACTACGAGAAGGTCATCCGAATTACCGATGAGAAAACCGGTGTGGATATGTGGTTCACGTTCAACCAGAACGGGACAAACGATTTGACTCAAGGCCGATACGACATAAAGGTGTCGGAGCATCCAGAGACAGAAACAACGAGGCAATGGGTATCCAGTAGGCTTATGGACTTCTCGACACGGATGCCACCGGAAGTGGCAATCGAAGTTCTGATGGTAGCGTTTGAAATGTCCGATGTACCGAACAAGGAGAAGGTGCTGGAACGTCTAAAGCTGGCGCAGAACAAAGTCGATATACTCTCGCAGCAGAGAGCGCATATAGATTCCATGAAGAAGTTATCCCCGCCTACCTCTGGCGCACAAGAGGGCTCGCCTTCTCAGGCGTAAAAGGAGGATGTAATGTCGGAAGAGCATTCGGAAGAGAGAGAGTACACGGAAGCAGAACTTACCGGAGAAGATTCACCGGGAGAAGCCGAAAGCACAACCGGGGAAACGGCTACCCCGCCAGAGCCCGGGCCATCGACACCGGAAGAGCAGGAGAAAGAGATTGCGGAAGAGAAGGCAGAACAGGAGCCAGCTTCAGAACCGGCGAAAGAAACTCCAGAGAAAACAGTCCCGCTTGCGGCTCTTCGGGAGGAAAGGGAACGCAGACGGGAACTGCAAAAACGTCTGGACAATCTTGAAGCACGGATGACGGAGCCCAAAAAGGATCTGAATCAGCTTTTGGAGGAGGATCCCGAAGGAGCCATACGAAACTTGCAGGAACAGATAACTTCCCTGCAATCCCAGATGGCAAGGGACGAAATGGAAAGAGCGATTAAGGCAGAAGTCCCAGATTTCTTCGACAAGGCTCCCCAGATGGAACAACTTCTGCTGGATCAAGGGATGGATGAGGAAACGGTAGTAAACCTCATTGCGTCCACCGGGAAGGACGCTCCGAAGTTCTTCAAGCTCCTTTCTCGCATGATCGACTCTCCGCAAGAATCTGCTGTCCGTGAACAGCTAACAGCCGAATTGATTCCGAAGATCACGGAGCAAATCACCAAGCAGTTAGCGGAGAAATTCAATGTGAGCCCTACGGCTCTCAACATTGGGAAAATCCCGGGAACCGCAACGAAAGACAGAATCCCTGTAGAAACGGAAGAGGAATTTTCAAAGCTCTCTCCCGAAATGCAGGAGAAGTGGCTTTCCGGGGAGATTTAACTACTGACAAGGAGATAATCCGATGGCAATGACGGAATTTGGTGTAAACCATCCACTCGCTGTCAAGCGGTGGTCAACATCCTTGGCTGTCGAAGCAGCGAAGAGGATGTATTTCCGTAGGTTCATTTCCACCGGAAGCGATAATGTCATCATGCAGCTGACCGATCTGGAGAAGGCTGCTGGGGACAAGATCACCTTCGGGCTGGAGATGAAGCTGCGGGGGGCCGGTGTTACCGGCGATTCCACGCTGGAAAACAACGAAGAGGCTCTGGTCTACTACGATGACTCGGTGCTGATCGACCAGCTGCGTCATGCGACCAGATCCAAGGGCAAGATGTCGGAGCAAAGAGTCCCCTACAATGTTCGTCAGCGGGGACGCAATGCTCTGGCGAAGTGGTGGGCAGAGCGGTTCGATGAGCTGCTGTTTGTCTATCTCTCCGGGGCTCGGGGAGTGGACACCACTCTGACCCTTCCGACAAACTTCACCAGCTTTGCTGGCAACGCACTTTCGGCTCCCGATGCTGCCCATCTTCAGGTAGCAAACGGGAAAGCGAAGGCAACCCTTCTGGCAACGGACATTTTCACCCTCAGCGAGGTGGACAAGCTGGTGGAGAAAGCCGAAACCGTGGATCCGATGATCCAGCCGATCATGGTGGATGGGGAGAAAACCTATGTCATGCTTCTCCATCCGTATCAAGTAACGGATCTTCGCACCACAACCGCAACGGGTCAATGGCTGGATATCCAGAAGGCTGCGGGATCCCGGGGCAACTCCAACCCGATCTTCTCTGGGGCTCTCGGGATGTATAACGGTGTCGTTCTTCACTCTCACCGGAACGTGGTCCGGTTCTCTGACTACGGAGCTGGTGGGAATATCGCTGCTGCCCGTTCCCTGTTCCTTGGGGCTCAGGCAGCTGCAATCGCATTTGGCAGGGGATCTTCGGCGGGGCGGTACAGCTGGAAGGAAGAGCTGTTCGACTACGGGAACCAGCTGGGTATCGCTGCGGGTTCGATCTTCGGGATCACCAAATGCACCTTCAACAGCGCAGATTTCGGTGTTATCGCTCTTGACACCGCTGCTGCTGCTCACTAAGGGGGTGTAGACAATGGCGACAACCTACTACTCTGACAAGGTAATCGCAGGGGCTCATGTCCCGGCGAAGGGTGGCATTCACGATATCACCGTGGTTGCCACCTTTGAGGCTGCAACCGCTCTGGTCATTGACGATGTAATCCAGATGGTCAAGATCCCGGCGGGGGCAACGGTTACGCACGTTGCGCTTGCCACCGATGATCTGGATACCGGAACGACAATCGTTCTGGATGTCGGTGATGGAGACAACGATGATGCCTACATTCTTGGATCCACCATTGGTCAAGCTGGTGGATATGCGGAATGGGGAACCGGCATCGTTGGTGCTTTCCCTTGTGCCATGTTCAAAACCTACTCGGCAGATGACACGATTGATGTCCATGTCGATACGGCTCCTACCGGTGGGGGAACAGGCACAATCGTTCTGAAGGTGTGCTACACATTCAACCCGTAAGAAATGGGGGGGCGAAAGCCCCCCCTACTTCTTCAAGGGGGTATAGATGGGAACCTTGGCTGCATTTTCAGCCATTGAAGGAAAGGTAACTGCGATAACAGCCGTGAAAGACACTACCACCTTCATTGGCACGGACACGGGGCATATCTACAAGCAGACACAATCCGATGAGTCGATTGCCCTGAGCAACAGGATCTATGAGCCCATCACGGCTCTGGCAACGGATGAAACGTCAAACTGGATCGGTACGGCAAGGGGATACGTCTGGAAGCAGACGATCTCCGGGGATGCGATTTCCACCACCCCGGAAGCGAAGATAGATGGTGTCGTAAGCAGCCTGTTCTACGATGCTACCGCTGCCGTTCTTTGGATGTCCGATTCAGAGGGCAATCTGTACCAGCTGACTCCTGCCTAATCGGAATGGGGGGGCATAAGCCCCCTCTTTCCCATAGGAGCTACAATGAACTATTCCACGCTTTGCCAAGCAATAATGGATTGGCTCAACAAAGACAACATAGCCTCTGTCTTGCCATACATCGTGAAATTCGGGCAGCAAGACTTGGAGGACAAGATATTTGTTTCTGGCGGGATCAGAGCTATGGAGTACAAACCAACTAACGCTGCGATCAATGCAGGAACAGCGACCCTTGATGTCCCGGCAGACTATCTTGGGCTGATCTATATGGATCTTCTGGACGGAGAGAACCGCAATCCGATTGAGCTTCGTCAGGACGTAAGGGAAATTATCGGTCTGAATTATGTAACAACCGAAACGGGACTACCCAGACGGATTTACCGTCTTGAAGATAAGTTCTACTTCGATGTCAAAACGGATATCCAATATACCCGTGAATGGTCATATTGGAGAAGGTTGACTACTCTTGTAGAGGCTTCTCCGAACAATACGAATTGGTGGGTAGCAAACGCCGAAGAAGCCCTGCTGATGTCTTGTTTGAACAAAGCTTCCGCTTGGGTTTCCGGTATTCCAGAGGGGGACAAGAAAAAATGGGAAGAGGGCGCAAAAGACGCACGGGAGAGGCTGATCCTAAATCACCACAGGGAAATGACCAGCGGAGCAACGATGAGGACGGAGGGCTGGACATTATAGATATCTACGAAGCTTTGGGAATAAAGAAAGACATTGTTACCCCATCGGGCTTAACAGAAGTTCCAGATTGGGTACTTAAATCTGGAAGAAGGAGAGGATGATGAAAAGACTTCTACTTTCTGCTTTGCTCCTGCTGGTATGGTCTACCTCTGCCTACGCTTGGAGTTCGTGGCAAGCTTCCGGGACGCTAACCGGGGGCGAGGTAGCAGACAATACAACGGTTACAATCACTCTTCCGCAAAACGTGGGGCAGGACTCGTATATGTATGTCCCTACGATTACAACGGGGACCGTGGCGATCAGCGGAAGCATAGACGGGACAACCTTCGGGACTCTGTACCTTGAGAGCGGAAGCGCATGGGCTCTTGGCTCCGGTTCTGGGGGCCTGTTCATAGAGCTTCCAAAGATCAATGCCTACTACCAGATCAAGATTACAACCGGCGCAGAACAAGTAGCAGACAGGGTGTTTATTCTCTTCGGGAAGTAGATATTGAGCCATAACGAAAACTGGAAAGCCTTCGGATCCTCTTTCTTCAGGAATCACCAGAGTAAGCTCCTCTGGCTTCTGAACAATCCCATCCTTGGGTATTGGTTCCGTTACGTCCTAAGAATAAACGGAAGAAGAAGCGACTTGGGGAGGAACAAGGTCTGGAAGATCCATCCTAATTCCGTATTTTGGAGAGAAGGCGAAAAGACGGTTGCTGAATTCCGCACTCATCCAAAGTTTGCCAAGAGACTGTATTACGCCTTCCGTCCTTTTTGGGATTTGGTTCTGGCTTTTCGGGTTATCCCTTGTGAACAGGGCGGGTATCTGTTCGGCGTTTCCGGGTTCACCCGCAGACAACCACTTCTTCTCTACCTTCTCAACGGTCCTCTGGGACGGTGGTTCCGGTGGGTTCTCCGCATCAACGGGGGGCGGTCCTCCGTTGGCGACAGGAAGATCATCAAGATTCTTCCCCATGCGATCTGGTGGAAGGAGGGGAAGGAGTATTACGCAGAGTTCCGTACCCACAACAAGTTCTCCAAAAGAGTTTATTTCGCCTTTCGCCCATTGTGGGAGGTCATGCACTTTTTTGACTGGCTCATTGCAGACAGGTTCGCACCGTCCCTTTCGTTCGGGTTCAATGAACTGACCGCCTACCCGGACCCGGATGGCTCGGAAGA